CATTAATTTTATTAATTTTCCTTATAATCACACTAGATATACAAAATATGTTAATCTTGATTATATTACTTCTATTGGCATCCGCAGCTATCGCCAAGAAGTTTTAATAATATTCGGCATATGATAATATTAGGATATTTTATCTATGTATGCTTGTATTTGTAAAAAAATTACAGATATACAAATTAAAAAAGAAATTAACGAAGGTGTTACGACAATTCATGAATTGACTGAATACCTAGATGTTTGTCTTGAGTGTGGAAAGTGTAAATCATATATTGAAGAACTTCTACAATGGAAAGAAGGTTATTCCATAGAGCGGATTGATAATAAAGATGGATCTTGACTACTGTGTAATGTAAATTAACAATGGTGAAAATTATGAATGATGAACAAAAACAATTACAAAAAGAATTTATTTCTAAAATTCTCTCCAAGAATATCTGTGAAGTTAAATTCACCGATATTGATGGTTCTGAGTCTGTAATGAAATGTACTACCAACCTTGATTTGATTCCTGTTGAATTTCATCCAAAAGAAAACTTCACAGAGGCAAAAAATGAATCTATACAAGAGATATTTGATTCGGAAAACAATCAGTGGAAATTTTTTTCATGGGACTCTTTAATTGAAGTTTCTGTATTACATAATAGGTGAATAAAAATGTTTAGTAATCCGAAAGACAAAGCAACAATCAAAAACAAACTGTTGGAAATATCTGGTTCGATGAGTAGAATTGAAGCAGAACGCGAATTGATTAAAGACATCGTGAATGACATCGCCGATAAATTCGAGATGAATAAAAAGACTGTTAATAAAATTGCACGTGCGTATCATAAACAAAATTACAACCAACAAGTATCAGAAGCAGACGAATTTCAAGAAGTATATCAATCTTTACTTGACATTGAATAATTTATCTGTATAATGAACCTATAAATAATATTTTACTAGGAGAATGATTATGCGTGGTTCGATTCGTCTTGTTGCTGGATTTCTTATTGCTTTAGGTTCGGTGGGTATGTTAGAATCAGATCCCGCATTTTCTGTTCTAGTATCTATTGTTATAGGAGTTATTGGTATTATCATCATGTATTCCGGTGTTTTAGCTACAATGAAATGTGATAAGATATAAATAATATAAAGATAATTTATAAAATATATCACAAGTAATCTATATGAAATCATTTAAGCAATACCTCATAGAAATGTCAAAAGCAGAAGCACAGACCGTTCTTGGTCTTTCCGGTGCGTATACTGTGGATGATGTCAAAATAGCTTATAAAAAAGCATCTATTAAGCATCATCCAGATAAAGGTGGTGATGTTGAGACGATGAAAAAGGTTAACGTTGCTTATGATCTACTAAAAAATTCAACTGGGTCTGTTTCCGGCAATGTCGATAGGGATGAAATTGATAAGATTTATAAAGATCTACAAACACAGGTTATTGACGATCTAAAGCCGAAATTTAAACCAAAGGAATTTCAAGATTATTTCGAAAAGTATTTCAATCAACCATTTCAAATGACGGTTGATTGGAGCACTTTGTCAAAGCGGACTGTGTATTATTCTGGATTTAAATCCAAATTCTTCAATGCTGATAAAACTATCGTATTTGATTTTTCTGTTTCTGTATATTTGTCAAATCTTAGAAAAACAGGATCGTCCTCATTAAGTACCAATCCTGACCTTGGATACGACATGACTATCGAGGCAAGTGGTTACGCCGGAAAGAAAAAGCAAAAGATGTCCAAGCGCGATTGGGGATTCAAAAACGACCATTCTGTATTATCTACACCAGAAAAGTTGTTCCCTGTTGCTAAGATGAAGAAAATTGTATCCGAACTTGCCGCTGATACAGGCGAACATAAATCAATGACTCGTGCTGGATTCTTTAAAGCACTAACAAATGAAGTTGGTATTTCAGAATGGAATGCTTCGGATAATTCTTATTCGATTCCACTGAAAGATGGTATTATTCTTATCAGACGTAGTGTATTCATGCGGGTTGCCGCCTGGTCGTTTTTGAATATTGGTAACAGAGAAGGATATCGTTTAAAAACAGATTATTATACTCGTCTGACTTTACCAGAAGATACCAAAACCCTGGAGATAATGATAAAACTGAAATCCATGAATAAATCTGAAGCGAATGATTACCTCAAGACATTAAAATAGATTCATCATTAGGAAGATTTTCCTAAGTTTGCCTTCTATGGTGTCAACCATGAAAAAACGATTGACATATAGACTTCTCTGTTATATAATGTATTTTTAAATTTGTGAAATCATCATGAAAAAACTTGAAAAATCGGAATCTGCTATAACAACCAGTCAATCTGCTGCAGAAAAACGCCGAATCAAAGCACAGGCGATCGCCTCAAAATTCAAAGGTGGTTCGGAGCCATCAACAGATCCATTAGATTATCAGTTCAGCATGGTCAAAGTTCTGAACTGGTACAACTTGAACACCGATCAGAAGAAAATTCGGTCGTATCTAAACGAATATCTAATTTCTACCAATCAGAAAAAGTTGGTATCTATATTAAATAGGGCATCCGACCACGAAATCCGGTCGCTTGGATTGCTTGCCAGATTGAAATCTCGTGGTCAATATCTTGATACCACCCACGAAACATACATCACAAATAGAATTCAAGTGTTGGTAACACTATATGATACTTCCCGTGAGGTTGCTGAAGAATCGACACCTAAAGTTAAGATAGATAAAACAAAGGAACTCTCTATCTTATATGGTGGAACTTTTGATGGTGCGATTGATGATTTCGTGACAAATAAGAAGTCAGATTTTAATGCCTCTGCTTTCCTGAAAACTAATGAGGTGTCAGCCCCGGTAGCCAAGGAAATCGGTGCCTACTATAAATCTATGTTGAATGAATTAGTCGCTGCCCAATCTGATCTTGAAGAAGGTGGTTACGGAAAATGGAAAAAGCCACAATTCAAAAAATTTATCGAATTTGTCCAGTCTATAGTTGATGCGTGTCTTCAACAGATTGTATCTGGTAAGGTACGCAAACCGCGAAAACAGCGAATAGTACCACCAACTAAGCTTGTGTCTAAGATGAAATTTTCAAAGGAAGATACCACATTGAATCTGAAATCTATAAAACCAGAATCTATCATAGGTAGTGGTGAGTTATGGGTTTATAATACTAAGTATAGGAAATTATCAGTTTATAAATCTGAATCCGGTGGAAAACTTTCGGTGAAAGGTAGTACCATTCTTGGATTTGATGTCAAGGAATCGATTCAGGTTATGATTAGAAAACCCGAGGAATTCTTCCGAAATACACAATTAGCTAAACGCGCATTATATACTGCTATGAAAACAATCACGACTAGACCAGTAACACCGACAGGGCGCATCAATGAAGACACTGTATTACTAGGAGCTTTCTAATGATTATTCTAGATTATAATCAAATTGTGTTGAGTGTCCTAACTACACCAGAATTCAAATCGCAGTTGAGTAGCGAAGATACAGACATTATCAAAAACTTGGTTCGACATGCCACCCTATCAACCATATTGTCATACAAGAAAAAATACTCCAGTAAGTATGGGCAACTTGTGATTGCGTGTGATGGTAGGAAGTATTGGCGCAAGGAACATTTTCCATATTATAAATCTGGTAGAAAAAAGTCAAGAGATAGTTCAGAACTCAACTGGAAACTGATATTTGATTGTCTATCTGAAATCCGTGATGACTTAAATAAGGTATTTCCATATCAAGTTATCCATTTAGATAGAACCGAGGCAGATGATATTATTGCTGTTTTATCTGAGTGGCTACAGAATAACGAGCTAGTTACCCAAGGGTTAGAATCTGAACCACAACAGATTCTAATCGTTTCATCAGATAAGGATTTTAAGCAACTCCATTTATATGGCAATGTCAAGCAGTGGTCACCTATTCAAAAGAAATTTGTTACATCAACCAAAAAAGAGATTCAAGAATATAAAATTCAACATATCGTAAAAGGTGATGCCGGTGATGGCGTTCCTAATATACTAAGTAATGATGCCGTTCTTATTACAGATGGCGTACGCCAGAAACCGGTGTCATCGAAACGTCTTGATGAGTTTTATGATCTGGGTAGAGATGCTTGTAGAACCGACGAGGAGCGTAGAAACTGGGATAGGAATGAATTGTTGGTTTCATTCACACGTATACCAGATGATATTAAGCGTGGTATTATAAATGAATACATAAATAATAAACCAAGAACTGATCGGATGGGTATCATGAATTATCTGATCAAAAATAAATGTAGACTATTATTGAATAATTTAGAGGAATTTTAATGAGTAAATTTATTACAGAAATGCTGGATGCTATCAACCAAGATCCATCGTCGATTGTGAAATACAAAGATAGCTCGGCCCTGAAAGTTTTGTTTCAATATGCGTTTGATCCTAAAAATAAGTTTCTGTTACCAGAGGGAACACCACCGTATAAAGAAGATTCTGCCCCATTGGGTATGAGTCCAGCTAACTTTATCATGGAGATGCGTCGATTGTACATTTTTGGGCGCGAGGACTTGGGTAAAGTACGTCGAGAATCTTTGTTTATCACACTCCTTGAGGGATTACATCCTACTGAAGCAAAAGTGCTGATTGCGATTAAAGATCAAGATTTATCAAGACTGTACTCAAATATCACTGCTAAACTAGTATATGATAATGGATTCATTGATTATGTCCCGATGGAGACAACAGTCCCAAAGCAGGAAGTACCACCTATTCCGGTGGTCGTACAAGAAGTTGTAGTAGTACAGGAATCAGTGGTAGTACAGGAAACCCAACCACAGTTAATGGAAGTAGAATCAGAACAGCCATCAGTAGAGCAATCGATGCCTGTACAAGAAGTCGTCGCTCCAAAACTAACACCAGTGAAACGTGGTCCGAAATCTTCACGAAAAAATAGTAAATAAATTACTTGACTTGATTGAGGTTATTTCAGTATAATATATTATATTTGTTGTTGATGAAAATATGAAAGAAATGAAATTACTGATTCAATCGATTGGACTAGCGGCAAAAGCCCATGTGAATCAGCATCGTGAAGATGTTGGTAAAACGCCGTATATCAATCATCCGATTGAAGTTATGACTATTCTGAATGTGTGTGGTATCTCTGATGCCTCGATTTTATCAGCGGCGATTCTCCATGACGTGATTGAAGATACTTCATATACATATGAAGATCTTAAGATTCTTATTACAGAAAGTGTTGCTAATTACGTTTTAGAAGTGACTGATGATAAATCTCTTCCAAAGATGAGACGTAAGGAACTTCAGATCGAAACAATGAGCAGTAAATCTGACGGTGCTAAGTTGATAAAGATCGCAGATAAAATTGCCAATATGAGAAGTATTATTAAAACACCGCCAGTTGGGTGGAGCAGTGAGCGTAAACTAGAATACTTCGAATGGGCAAAAAAAGTTGTTGAACCGGCACTGGGTATCAATTTGGCACTGGACCAGTTGTTTGTTTTGATGTATAATTTAAAATGTAAGATTAAAAATTAAAACTAACGCGCCGCCCCAGAAATCTTTTATTGTTGAAAAATACATTAATATTACTAGAATGGATAGAGCATCATGAATGGTAATCCCCTTTTAGCAATTATAATCATTTGCGCGTTTTTATTTATGATAGGAATTGTAAATACAATTATTCAGACGGATCAGAACATATGTACTTGGATCGCGCCACAATGATTGCTGTTATTGAGAGATAATTAAATGAAAATAAATATAGGTCCATACTTGAAATGGTGGGGTCCATACCAGATTGTGGATTTATTATTTTTCTGGCATAATGACTGCATAGAAAGCGAACATCTACACAATAGATGGGATTATAAATTACATTATTCATTCGCGCAATGGTTATCCGAAACTAGATTTCAGAAATTATGTCAATGGATTCATGATAGAAGAAAGCGTAAGGTTAAAATTCATATTGATGATTATGATACTTGGGGTATGGATTATACTTTAGCATTGATTATTGTTCCAATGTTAAAAGTTTTAAAAGAAAAGAAACATGGCAGTCCATATATCGAAGATTGTGATGTACCTGATAATTTAGGTATTAGGTCAACTGATGTTGTTAGAGCCAAAGATTCTAGTGGAGATAAGTGGGATGATAACACTCATAAGAGGTGGGATTGGGTTTTATCAGAAATAATTTGGTCGTTCGAGCAACTAATTGATGATTCCGCTGAAGATGAGTTTTTTATTCCATCGTTTAAGGAAGAAGAATATAATCGATATCATGATAGAATACAAAATGGGTTAAGGTTATTTGGTGTCTATTATAGGGGATTGTGGGATTAATAATGAGAAAATTTGGACATGGCGTCCTACATCACTAAACTCAAAATCATTCAGCATGAACTACAACAGTTCATCGACTATCTGGAACAACCACACGTGAAAAATAATTCTTGATATTTTCCTCAAATAAGTATAATTTAAATTATGAATTTATAAATGAAACTTAATAAATTATATAGATTAATATATGATGAAAAAAATAAATTTACATCCTAAAAATGATGAAAACATACATCATTCTTTTTTTCTATTGATTGGTGAAATAAATCTTGACAGTTGTAAACAAACGATTGAATGGATTATCAATTCAAACTTCGAAGATAATAGACCCGATATACTTAATCTTGTCGTGTGTTCTCCCGGTGGAGATTTGAATTCGGCATTTGCAATAGTTGATATTATGCGGGGTAGTGCTATTCCTATTCGTACTATAGGTCTAGGGCAAATAGCTTCTGCTGGTTTAATGATTTTCATTTCTGGTGCCCGTGGTCAACGTATTTTAACACCCAATACTTCTATTCTTTCACACCAATATTCTTGGGGTTCGTTTGGGAAAGAACATGAATTATTTGCCCATATTAAAGAGTTTGATTTAACTTCGAAACGCATGATTTCTCACTACAAGAAGTGTACAGGTTTAGATGAAAAACAGATACGCGAATTCTTATTACCACCTCAAGATATGTGGCTTAGTGCGTCTGAAGCAAAGAAGTATGGAATATGTGATGATGTCAAAGACCTTAAGTGATCATTTCTTTTAAATTATTTTAAAATTGGAATAATACTACACAGAATTGAGGTAATTATGAATGATAAACGAATGACAGAAGCACTGCTTATCCTTGCGGAAGAATGTGCAGAAGTGACTCAGTGTGTATCCAAAATCATGAGATTTGGTATCGAATCCTACTGGGATGGTATAACGAATAGAGAGAAGCTATCAAAAGAACTGGGTGACCTCTATGCAATGATTGACATTCTTGCGAATAATGAGATTGTTTACTGGGAAGATGTTAAATCAAATGCTCAGAATAAACGGAAAAAGCTATATCAATGGTCATCCATCTTCAAGGAAGAAGAAAATGTCTAAATGGGAAGGTGGTAAGGGATCGAAACAACGACCAACGGATCGAAAGAAGTTCGATGACAGCTGGGATAGAATCTTCGGAAAGAAAAAGATTGACAAACAAGAAGAAGTGAGTGAGAATAAATCAGATAAACAAGAGGATAATAACAATGAATTTGAGACCAACTAGAAAGAATGTTCTTGTAGCACAGATTGCTCGTAAAACTACAACCGATTCTGGTATCATTATAGATAATGCTAAAAGTGTTATGGATAATGAAACTGCTAGAGTGGTGGCTATCGGTAATGAAGTGACTATGGTTAATGTGGGCGATGAACTTCTACTTCAATGGGAGAAAGGACAAGTTGTTACCGTTGATGGTGAACAGCGAGTTATTATCTCTGAGGACTATATCATAGCAGTGTTAAATCAATAAAACCATTCAGGAATCCATTGGTCCATATAGTTGAAATTTTAATTTTACGGTGATTGACTAGTAATACAATTAAAAAAAGGTTGACAAAATAATCTTTATATTATAAAATGATTCATACTTTGTGAAATATGAGACTCTTGAAATGAAAACTGTAATTGCCATCAAAAC